CCCGTAACACCCTATAGCTTGTGCCACCAGCGGGTACTACTACGGCGTCACCCGTAACGGGCCGCACAGTAAGCAGGCTAGTTTGCACCACTATCTCAAAGCTAATCTCAGCCGTGGGGCCTGCTATGGTGTCAATCTCGTTACCCTTGTTGATCGTAGACACCACACACGCGATAGAACCAGAGGTGCCTGCATGCGTGAACGTGTCGCCTAGGTCGCTTACCGCAAAGGCCACATCTGCATCAAAGTCAACGCCTGTGTTGTTTGTTACCATCATTGCACCTTAAAAAAAGGGGGCGGGCAGCCATGTACTACACCGCCCCTTGGGACAAAGCAAAGGGAGGTCAGTCCTTCTTTGCGGGTTTCTTCTTGGTTGCCTTGGCCTTGTCGGGCCTAAATTTATATCGCTTGGGTGGTCGCTGTCCTGGCCGTAGGATGGCAGCCGACTTTAGCTGAATATCCTTGCCGTCAATCGTGGTGAAGCCGTTATGCTTTATTAGCTCTCTGCCAATGTCGCGTAGCTTCATGTAGTTTAGTTCTGGACCCTTGCCCAATAGATGCGATTGGTTGTCTACGTCCAAGCCGATAGCCACTGATAGCCTGTGCGCCCGTGGGCCGCCAGTCGGTTGTGGTTCTGAGAGCTTGCGAGGTTTGCCAATCGCCTTTGCGACTTCTGGTTTCTTCTTCCTGCCTAGTGCCATTTTCTTCTCCTTTGTTCGTATAGCGGGTGAGGGGGCTGCCCCCACCCGCCACGATTTGCATTGTTTACGCAGATGTGATCCTACGCAGCGAGCTTGTCACGCCATTGGCGATACCAAACTGGCACTGGAATGCGTGGTTGAGCTTTCTCTTGTTGCGCTCTACCCAAGAGCTGTATACCAAGATTACGCCCGTGACATCGTCACGCATTACTTCAAACGCCACGAGGTCATTCTCTACCTCTGGGCCTGCACTGATTCCGCGCATAGCAATCGCCATTGCGGAAGGAAGCGCACAGAAACCAACAGTGTCATTCACTGCTGCGCCTGGAAGTGACGGAGCTTCGAGGATATCAAAGCCAGCAACGCGAGGAATCTCGCCAGACTGAAGCGTAGCAAGCTGTGACTTGCTGTTATCCTGAATCGCACCATCTTTGCCAAGGGCAGAGTAGTAGGAAGGATTCAGCACGCAAACAGGGCTCTCGTTCATTGAGCCAGCGTTGGCAACAAAGTCTGCCCGTGCGTCAAACATCTCATCCGCGCCAAAGTCAGCAGCCAGAACGCCAGAGACGCCAGCTGTGAAATCGGTATCAACAGCAGCCCAAACAGTGTCTAGGATGTTGTTAGCAACGGCATAAGCGTGATGCTTGATGAGGCGCTGTACTGTGTCGCTATAAACGCCACTGTTCATCTGTACAACTTCCTGGTCCGTGAAACCGAAACCAATGACAGGATCGCTGCCCAGAGTAACCTGCACTTGCGTGAGAACCTGGTCATCAATAGCGTCATTGTAGTCACCACTATGGGTGTCGTTCAAGTCGCCAACCGTACCTGCAACAGGGACGATGCGGGTTGAAACAGTTGAACCCTGCGTTACGTCGGTGCTGTAGTCAGTTGTGAAACCGCGCAGAGAAACGAGCGCGTCTGCAAAGGCATCCAAGCCGATGCGGGCGATATTATCATGTGATACGCCTGCTAGTGTGTTACCCATTATATGTACTCCTTGTTTTCTTGTTTAGAGCTTAGTAGTCAAGCAGCTCTGAATAGATGATTTGCAACTCGCCCGATGAGGTCATTGCATTTGTGTGAATAGACGTTGCGCTGTCAGCATCAATCAGTAGGTTGATATAAACGCCAGCCGCTGTGCTTGTCCCGTCAATCGGGGCAGGCGCTGCAAGGTATGCGCTTGTGCCATTAGTCATTGTTGCCTGTGCTGTCTCAGGGATTATGTCCTCTTCCGTGGACGTAATCGCGGCACCGGTAGCGACAACTGATCCAACAGAAACATCACCAGCAGTGTCAGCTGAGATGCCATTGGTTGCCGTAACAGTGACAACGTGGTCCTTCAATACCGCACCGTGTATGGCAATAACGCCAGCAGGGAACTGACCAATCTTCACGCCAGCGGTTGTGACCACGTTCGTGTCGACAATCTTCATGCTGATAGCTTCAGCAGTCCAACGAAACGTCTTGCACTTGAACTTTCCATTCTTCGCGTCCGACGCTGTAGCAGCACCGTAGACCGCGCCTGCCAGTACGACAGTAGCGAGCATGATAGCTACAAACTTTGCATATTTACGCATTCTCATTCTCCTTAGTTTTTGTAATATTTAATAAGCACTTTGTGTGCGGTATTTGAACCCGACAGACTTGTTCCCGTTACACTGAATACCAACTTGCCACCCGTCAGCGGGAAGCGTATTCCCTCAACAGATGCCAGAGCCGTGCCAGCTGAGTCAGTGCTTACCCAGCGAGGGCGCAGCGTCTTGTCAGCGGCAAGGCCGTTTGTTGATGCTAGTGTTACAGATGATAGCGTGCTCAAGGCAGGCTGCCAAACCAGCGTAACAGCACTGGTTATTGTCGCGGCTGGGCTGTCGAATATGACGGACTCTAAGTAACCCTGTATCGTCGCATTGGTCACTGAGGTCGTTGTATCCGTCTGCGTAGGGGTAACTGTCAGCACTCGGCTAGACAGACCCTTATCGCCCGCAACTGCTGCGCCAATGCCAACCAGCACCACAAGGGCCAAGGTTAGATATAGCTTGAAGTTACGCATGTTCTTATTCCTTTTCCTTGGCTTCTTTGCGAGCCCTGATATCTTCATTAATCAGCGCCTGCTTGTTCTTTTTCCAGAACTTATGCTTACGGGCTGGGTCCGTGATGGTGTTATACTCTTCAGTAGCACTCGGTGCTTCGTCGATGTCGATATCAGCTGCTTCATCTTCGCCCTCTGCGGAAGCGTCCTTGATGGCTGGGTTTTCGAGCTTGGCATCTTTAGCAACAACAGCAGCCTGTGCCTCTTCAACAGCGGCTTCTGCCAACTCAACCTTTTCCTCTGCCTCTTCAGCGTCAGCAATAAGGCCGTCGTTGACTTCGAGCGCGCCAGCTAGGGCTTCCTGTGCTTCCTGTAGCTCGGCCTCAAGACCCTTAACCTGCTCTTCGTGAGCCTGTGCAGCCTTGATAGCTGCCTCGGCCTTGTCGTTGTCCAACTGTGCCGCTGCCTCTATAGTCGCCTCATAGCCCTCAATGGCTGTAGCCTGCTCGGACACTACGCCCTCAAGCTCCTCAACCTTTGCCGTCAGTTCTGTTATCTGATTGCCTAGTGACATTACTGTCTCCTTTAGTTTCTTGTTTGAATCATGGCGCGTAGTTCGGCCATTGCATCGTCTGCATTACCTACGCGGTCAACCATGTCAATGGCCACTGCGTCTATCCCGAAAAACGTCTGACCCTCACGGGCTGACTCAGGCATTGCCGTCCTGTGCTGGGCAACAAAGCCATTGAACCAGCTAGCAATCTTGTCAACGGAATCCTGCATCATGTCAATCTGCTCGGTGCTCGGCTCGATACCGTCAATACCCGCAGCTTTGAACTTACCAGCCTTGATGAGGATAGTCTTTACCCCAGCCATCTCGTGCGCTCTGCTAGTGTCATGGAAGGCCATATAAACGCCTATGCTGCCGACGTTGGCAGACTCACTCGCTACGATGGCAGATGCACCGGCACTCAGCCAGTATGCAGCAGAGGCCATCATGGTGTCTGTAAAGGCCACCACGGGCTTAACGCTCGCAGCTGCGGCAATCTTCTTAGCAAGCTCAGGAATGCCCGTAACGGACCCACCAGGGCTGTTCACGTCCAACAGGATGCCCTCTACGCTGTCATCCAGCAGGGCCTTGGTAAGCATACCCTCGATAGCGTCAAGGCCCGTAGCACCGCTCTGGGCGGCCATTGCGTTGACGTTCTTATCAAGCACACCATGCACGGGGATTACAGCCACACCGTCAATCACCTGCATGTCATCATCAGCCTTGGCTGGTGTCTCGAATATAGCAGCACAGCCACCTTGCTCATGGGCAGCACCCGTAACGTGGTCATGTACAATGCGGCAAATCTGCTTGTGCATCTCAGGCATAATTAGCGCGGGCTTGCACCATAGCTCAGTAAGTATGTGGGTCATGCTCATTATTCGTCATCCTTGTTGGGGTCATTGTCATCAACAGGCTTAGGTGCCTCAGCCTTCTGCAAACCAGGCGTGCCTGTTTCAATCATGCGGGACGGGTCAACGCCCTCTTCCTTGGCAATCTCATCAGCCCGCTTCAAGTCGCGTGCCTTCTCGCGTAGAATATCGTCACGGTCACGGCCTTGGCTGCGGGCAAGGGACTTAAGCGAGGTGAGGCCCATGTTGAACTTTTCCTTGTCAGCGTTCTGCTGCTTCTGTGGGTCGGCACGGTCCATGTGTACCAATGACCAATCAACCCTGAACCACTCACTCATGCCGTTCGCGTCCTTGGGGGCCAGTGGCAACACGCCATTCTTCATAGCCTTGGCAATGCGCCAATTCCACACGCGCTGCATCATGGTCTTGATGAGCCAGTCGCGGTTACGGTCAAACGTGCGCTTACTAGCCAAGAGGCTCATGCGCTGGCTGCTAAAGCTGCCCTGTGTGAATATCAGCATAAGGTACTCATAGCTGATGCCTAAGCACGCGGCAATGGCCCGTAGCTCATGCTCCATGAAGTCAACATACTGGCTGTTGGGTGTCTCGCTCTTGAAGGCTTCCATGTCCTCGTTAATACGCAGATTGTGGACACGGCCCCAGCTGGTTTTCTCTACCCGCTGTTGGTCCTTGTCGTTCTC